TGGTTAGTGGTTTTGGTTTGTTATTTGGCTTGCTTGGATTGTAAGGCTTCTTTTCTTTCTCTAGTCTTCTTCAATTCTTCAGCTAGCTCTTCCTCCTTTTTGGTTTCTTTTTCTAATTCCCGCTTTTCCCAAGCTTCTTGTGCATCTGCGCACAACTCTTCAGGGCTTTTGCCTGTCTTTTCCCCTAGAGCCTGAAGGACATCATTAAGCATTACTTGCAGTTGATCTATTGATTTCTTGCTGTAATCTTTAGGCTGTTTCTTCTTCTTGTCCTTCTCTTTCTTCTCTTCTATCTGCTTGTCAAGGAAAGCTTTCAGATCCTCCTTAGAATGGATATTGTCAAGCTCACCATCTATCACTCCTTGCCTATATTTGCCTGATATGTACGTGGAGTAATCTGTGCCCACTTCATACTCAAATTCCTTAAAGTTAACTTTACCTCCTGAAACCTTGAAAGCGTCTTTGTGTTTGGATGTTGTTGATCCTAATCCGCCCTTTTTCTGGTTTCCTTCTTGGCTACCTACATTCTGATCATTTACATTCTGATCATTTACTACTTGGCCTTCTACTTGGCCTTCTTGGGTGTAATTGTTGCTGTTCATAGCTACTAAGTTTTTCATAAGATCATCCCACCAAAGCATCAGTGCCTTAGCTTTGGATCTGGGTGCAAAGGAAATAACAAGTCTGCATATCTCCAAATTTACAAGCCAGTTTTTTCTTCTTGCTCTTCACTTTTCACTCTAAGGGTCTTTGCTATCAGATAGCTGTAATGGTAATCAATGCCAAGAAGAGTAGCACAGAAGGTGAATAACTCCCCACAAGCTGTGATTATGCTTGTATCAATAAAGGCTATAGGAGGAAAGAAGAAAGCAGCTAACAGAAGGAAGATACCAGTGAATGCAAAGACAATAGCAAACCATAGCTACAAATCCTTCTGGTCAAAAGCCCCGCTCTTGTTTATGTCTAAAATACTCATTGCTAATCTTGTTACTTGTTCAACTTCTTCTCTATTGCGTCAAGCCTACTGAGAAGCTGGTTGTAAGACTTCTATAAGTTACTTACTTCTTTCTCCTGCTTGGCTATCTTATCCTACAGATAATCTACATCATTAGAGAGCCTAGGTATGGATTCATCTTTTATAATTTCCAGCGTATACTTGGTAATATTGAAAAGAGTGTAGGCGTTATTTGCCTTAGACTTAGCACTGTTGGCCTTTTCTTCTATCTCATCTAACTTCTTACTATCTGCAAGCTTAGTCTTAAGCTCCTTGACCTCTTTAGTGAAGTCTTGGTACTTGCTCCTTAATTGAGCAGTCTGTGAAATACTATCAGCTACAAAACCGTGCTACTCTGCAATATCCTTCTTGTTCTACTCTATAAGCTCTGCATTATGGTTGATCTTACCTTCTAAGTCCTTATCCTTATTCTGAAGATCAGTAATTTGCTTTTCATGTGTCTTTGTAATCAAGCCTTGTGCAGCCCAATTGAAAGCATATAATTCATCTACCTACTTAATCTACTTCTCTGTAAGCTTATCCATATTACCCTCACAAAGAATTTTCCACTTTGGGCTTTCTTCTGAAGGTTCTTCTGTTGTTTCTGATACACAAACAAAGGAGCTACCATTATAGCAAACCACATCAAGATCACTATAAGTATCTCCTTTCTTGAATTTGCCTTTGAAGGTTGGTATTACCTTGCCTAACGTAAATACTTGCATGTTACTGTACTGAAATTAAAAGGTTGAAATCATCATCTATCTAAGTTACAAAGTGGTCTTTCAGCTTATCACTACAGGTGCAGACCAAATACCCACTTTCCTTATCTATTCTATATCTTATTGTTGTGTAAGGGCTTATCTTCATTTTATACTCATTGTTATAGTTCCACTCTTTGTAAGTCTGAAGGTTGGTAATGTGTAATCATATTCTATGGCTGTTCTGTATCTCTTTGGCTGGTAGCTTTCATCATGGTAGATATTATCACCATTCTTCTTTTTATTCCTTACCTTGGAATAGGTTAGCACTTCAGTTATATCATCTAATGGCTTCTTCTCTACAAGTGAATAAGTGTACTGGTCTTCTGCTACTTCATAGCTGTATGAATCTACAATAAATTCCTTATCAGCAAACCAGCTATATATCACTTTCTTGTATGGTGGTATTTCTACATTAAGTGATATTTCAAGCTTAAGCTATGGATTCTTGTACAGATTAGATAACCTAGTAACAAGGTATTCTTCAGGAGTGGCTTCAGCCATTAAAGCAGGTATCTTAATAGTCTGAAGATATTCTACAAAGCCGTGTGATTCATGAAAGATATAGGTACTGGAGTAGTTAGGGGCTTTTCCATCATAAGTTGTAACTTCATTCTCTACCTTATCCATTTCTTCCACAAAGTCATTATCATCAAGTGCATTTTGGTATTCCGTTTCACTGTCATCAAAATCTCCCTTATTTACTAAGGTAGCTTCATACTCTGTGAAGACGTTGCAGCCTGGAGTATATCTTGTATATTCATTCCACTTAACCTTGAAAGGCGTCCCATTTTTTGTAATGGTGATCATACCAGTATAAGGGCGCAAAAGCTCAAATACTATGCTGCCAGTAGTAAAGCCTGGCAAAGAAACAAGCAAGCCCTTGTTACTGCCATACTTAATCTGATCTTTCCAAGTCTGCAGTTCATTGATAATGTTTCCTGATTCATCAATAGACATAGTGCAAGTATAAGGTTCTTCACTCCAACCATTAAGCTTGCTATTGTAGTACTTATCCCCAAATTTGAGCCTGTATTGTAGACTTAGGTAGTTACCATTCTTAAGCTCCTTACAAGGAGCAAAAGCACCCCAATAAGCTTTGTAGTTGAAGTTGATATTTACATACTGCTCATTATCATTATTGGTGCTGAAGTTCTTTACTATTGTATGCTCAAAGATCACTTGCTTATTCTTCTCCTCTTCTTGATTCCAATCTTTCTAAGCATTGTCTGCTCTAAACATCACTACACTATTTTGGAAGTTACCAAAGGCTATATAATAAATAAAGGCCTTCTTCAAAGATACAGATCTTACTTCAGCATTCTAGTCCTTTGTCTCTTGACTATCAAACTCACAAGGAGTGCATACATTATACTAGTAAAATGTGTCCTTGGAAAGTACATCATCATTTACTTTGTATTCATCAGATTGCTTTTTATCCTTATCAGGCTTATAAGAATAGAATAGGAAATCATCTTCTTTATTGAAGTGGTTGTATCTAATGAAGAGATTGTAATTCCCTATTTGCTTGTTTCCAACTTTGAAGTGCTGTACATGTAGGCTATCTTCTCCATCACTTATATTCTGCATACTAGCCCCATATTGTCCTTTTACTCCATAAGCCTTTGCAGGCTCAAGATCCATTTCCTCAAACTTCTGATTTTTAGCCTTACTGACTGGATAGTGCTTGGCAGTAACTGATACCTTGTTATATTGACCCAATACACTAAGCTAGCAATCATTGCTAGAAACCTGATCCTTTAGAATGTAATGCGGTTTGGTAGCATCAAGGACGCCTCCCTACTTCATCCAATTAGAAAGCTTATACCACTGATAAAGGCTTGTATCTCTGTTCTAATCATAATCAATGAAGTAGATTGCATCTTTGTAAGGTATGCAACTTAATCCCAGATATTGGCATATCTGTTCTATAATCTCCAGCTGGTTCTTAGGTACTCCGTCTTCATCAAACCAATTCAATTCCTTAATGTAGACTTCTTCCAGTATTGAGCATTCCTTCTTAAAGCTGCCAAGGCTGCTATCATCTGCATTTGTCTTTATAGCCTTTGTGGAATCAGGCCAGTAAATATCAGTGAATACTTCCAGCTATTGAATTGCACTAAATAGGTAATGCTGTATGCTGTTATGCTAGGCAAAGTTTCTTTTATACCTTACATACTGAAGAGTACTAAGAGCATCTTGGCATTCAAGTTCAAAATCATCTGTTTCATTTGAATAGCTTTGATTGTAGCTATTAGGTACTGCAAAGCCTACCCATTCCGTTGTATAGTTCTGCTTATCACTTTCATAATCTTCTTTTTTATTTGATCTCCTAGGTTTCTCCTTTAGCAGCTTCACAAGTACATTATTACCCAAGCTGTTATTAAAGCTGCTATCATATACCTTCTAGCTAAATCTGACTGTTGCAGTGCTGCATTTGTAAGGTTTGTAGATAGTTGATTCATCTGATTGCATTTCTATTGAGAAAGGAGAAGAGAGAAGCTATAACTCCTCCCCCTGTTTAATCTCCTTACTTCTCCAATTAGTGATAACTACCACCTTATACAGTTGATTGCTTAGGCTTCTAAAAAATCCCCATCTGTACATAATCAAAAGGCTTTACTTGTTTTACTCTTGTAGTTGCTTAGTACTCCTACTAATTCCTTTCCACTTATCCTGAAGGTTACATTACCTCCAATAGCTGCATTACTACTTTGTGCTCCTGTACCATCATGAATGCTGAAGAGTCTCTTTTGCTAGCTTCCATTTAAGATCATCTCTCCACCATTTACCCTAGCTAGGTTGTAATCTCCAAGTCCAGAAGCTGCAGAGATAATACCACCACTGGCAAATTTAGGTAGTGAAGCAAACACTCCAAGGACTGTAGAAATGATAGAAGCTATTGCAACCAAGTTAGCAGGGAAAGGCATAGCTGCAGCAGAAGCAGTACCAGAAGCTAAAGCTTGTGCTTGGTTTGCTATGATCAGCTTACTAATTTGAGGAATGATTTCCGCTACAGCTCCTGCAGTCTTACTAGCAAAGGTCAAAAAGCCATCACCACTTAATTCTGCAGCACTGGAAAGAGCAGATCCCATAGCACTAAAAGCTTCTGAAGTTCTTTCCGCGTTATCTTGCAAGTCTTCTAGTCTTGATTTCTGATTAGCTAGTGCTTTATTGTTCACAGAAATCTTTACCTGATATTCCTTAGATTCCAAATTAGAAAGCTCTTCCTGAAGCTCCTTTAGTTTATCTGTATTACCTTCAAGTGAAATCTTCCATTTGGTCTTATTTATCTCCTCCTGAAGTCTTGCAAGCTCTCCAAGAAGATAATTCATACTGTCCTTATCTACTTCAGTCTTGGCTTTTATCCTAAGTTCTAAGCCCTCCTTTTGATCTTGTAGCTTCTGTAGATCTTGCAATGTCTGATTATAAGCATCAGATCCTACAACCTTCATTTTAAGCTAGGCTTGCTTATTGCTGATTTTCTCTTCTATATCCTGAAGAGATCCAGCTTCTGCTTTTGCTTTCTCTTTTGGTTGCTTCTGGGTAGTCTTATGCTCTAATCCATTACGCTTCTTGATAAGATCTATCTGCTATTGAAGTACCTTCTTTTCCTCTTGTATCTGCTTAAGTCTGTCATCTGATACTACTGTATTCTGCAATTCATCATTTAATTTCTTCAAGCGTTCCTCTAAGTATTTGAGTGATCCAACTTGAGCATTATCTTGCTTTTTAGTAGTACCTGTTTTTCCCTTCTTCTTACTTCCTATCTTCTTGCTTTCTCTTGGTAACTCTCCAGATCTTACTATATCACTGTGCTTGGTTTCTGTAGTCTTGTTTTCTTTTATGTGTACTTCTGCACCCTTCTTCAGGCCTAAAGCTTCCTTTAATTGATTCCAGCCTCTTACAATATCCTCCCAAAGCTTTTTGATCCATCTCCATACTTCTATACAAGCATCCTTAAAAGCCTTTCCAATTGGTATATTAGTAAACTTATTCCATAAGTCTTTGCTGAATCTTGAAATCAGATTCCAGAGTTCAATCACTGGCTTTACAATAGCAGCACAGCCTACTATAAAAGTTTCCACTAGTATCTTGTAAGCTTCAATGGTCAAATAGATATACCCCTTCAGTAAATCCCAAACATTCAAGCCACCATCCATTGATCCTATTAAGTTATTCCACTCATCTATTACTTCCCCAATGTAAGCAGTTAAATCAGAATAGAGATCACAAAGCCACTTGCAGAAATCTATCAGTTCCTACATTGGTTGAGTTTCTGCAAAGCTGATAAGTAGGTTATCCCATGTAGTGCCTAACTTTCCCCAAGCATTACCTATGGTATCCGTTTGCTTGGCTGCCATCTCATTTGCTGCATTGGTATCTCTTACTGCCTTATTCAATTCTTGGTATTTGTCTTTGGCATCAATCATCTGCTAAAGCACGGGTGCATTCTATTGACCTACAAGCTTAATCAGTTCACTGTACTTCAGATTAGCATTAGAAAGATTTTCCAAGGCTTGAGTGGTTCCTACTACTGCAGGATTGTACTGTTCAGCTGCACCCTTAAGGGCTTGAAGTCTTGAGTAGGTACTTTGCAGCTTTGTACCTAATTCCTCCTCTTTACCTATCCATTTATCACCTACTGCTTCTATCATAGCAATTGAAGCAGCATAATCAAAGCCAGCACTTGACATGGTAGTACCTGCTTTCTGCATAACAGTAGCCAAGCCTTCAATCTCTATAGCACCTACCTTACTACCAGCAGCAATAGCATTAGCTACTTCTCCTGATTTATCTCCTGCTAATCCATATTGTGCAAGTATGCTACTTAATGCAGTGCTAGCTTGTTCTGCTGAAATTCTACCTGCTTGTCCTAAAGTAATTGCAGCCTTTGCAGAAGCAGCCAAGGCTTCCTTATTATTGATAAGATCAGGATTTATGCCCACCAAGCTACTCTCTAAAGCTATGATTTCCTTAGTAGCCACTCCTGTGCTATTACTCATCTATCTTGCTGCTTTGCTTATATCTTGCATTTCTTCATCTGTAGCATCAGTAATGGCTTGGAAGTTATTTATTTCTGACTTTACTGCTTCAAAGGCTTTTACTGAAGCAACTCCAAAAGCTACTGCTGCACTGGCTGCCAATGTATAAGGATTAGCAAGCCCGCCTAACTGTCCTATCAATCCTGATAATTGGCCGCCTCCTATAGAATCAAACAGACTGGAAAAGCTACCAGTTAATCCTTCAAGGTTTGTGCCTAATCCTTCTATAGTTTTACCCAAACCTTCAAAAGAAGCACCTGCTTGTTTTCCTCCTTTGGTTATACCATCTAGTGCTCTACTTGTTTTCTTTACCTCTTTCTCATATTTGATTATCTCTCCAATACTTCTGTTTATAGCTGCATCATGCTAGGACATGTCTGCAGTTCCCCTAAATGTGTATTTACTTGGCATAGGTCTAGCTTATTTTGTTTGCTTTCTCTTGTAAGCGTTTTATATCTTCATTGCTTATGGTTCTAGCTGCTTCTATATCCTCTTGTTCCCAAGGGAAGGTAATAAGGTCTGCAGGCTTTAAGCTCTTCTTTGTACTCTTCTGAATGTTGCAATAAGTCTGAAACCTTGTGCGCTCCCATTCAGGACGCTAAAGGTAATTCAGATTATCCACTATAGAAGCTATTTCCCACTCCTGCAGCTCATCCAAGAAGTAGGGAATGCTCATTACCTAAAATTCAAAGCATAAGACCCTAAAAAGCTCATGTACTATCAGGGCTTTTTTTTAGTACCTTCCTTCTCTTCCTTCTTCTGGTTATTGATGAAGCTATTCTTGTTGAGTACACTAGAAAGCCAATTACTAAACTCATTCAGCTGCCAAGGATTTTCATCAAGCCAATCCATAAACTCATCAAAGGATAAAGTGCTATCTTTATCACAAGCAAGTACTGTACAAAAGAAGTACATGATTATATCACTCAAACCTTGTGGATTAAAATTCTGCTTAGCTGCCTTCTCATAAATCATTAGAGAGCGCATTGTATATCTTAAGGTAATTGTTCTGTTGTTTATCTCTATAGTCATAATGGTATATTTAAGAATAAAGGGGAGAAGGAGAAATAACTTCTCACATCTCCCCAAATGAATTATATCTATTAAGCTCCTGGTGCTTGAGTTGCTTTTGAAATCTTTCCAGTACCTACAAGAGTAACGCTATAAGTAGCATTATCTCCATTGTTGGCAGTAGATTCTAAAGCAGTAATCAATACCTTACCAGTATAGCATCCTGCATCACCAGACCAATTAGGTAAATCTCCATCTGCTACAGTCTTATCTGGTTCATTCTCCTTCTTAAGACCAAAGAAGACAGTAATAGCTTCTCTAGCTATCATCTTATCAAACAGTTTGCCATACTATTCTGAAGTGTAAAGATTTTCAGAAGACATTTCCCAGCTGATTTTACTTACTGTCTTTGCTGCAAAAATGCCATGATCTTTAGAGCTAATATCTTGTACATCTCCATTCATCTTGAAAGTGTGTGAAGTTGCAAATGCTAAGCTTTTGCCGTTCTCATCAAAGAGCATCAGGTCTTCACCCTTAATAATTTGGTTTGCCATATTCTTATTCTTTTATTAGGTTGTTATTCTACTACACACTCAAAGGTCAAGCTCTGAATATAGCTATCATAATCAAAGCTTTCTTCAGCATCAATCAGCTTAATGTAATACAGCGTCATTGCTTCAGTATCTATTTTATTCTTCTCAATGGCTGCTCTTACTTCTTGTGCTGCTATTACTCCGTTAGTGTAGTGGCTAAATACTACATTGATCTGAAAAGTTACTCTATCTTGGTTTGTTCCGTCTTTTGTGTTTATGCTAGATACTCCAAGCCTTTGGTAGGTTATATAGCCTAGCATGTTATTATCTCTTTCAGGTACTGCAATGGCTGGGTATATGCTGATATTTTTCTTATTCAAGACCTCACCTTTATACTCAGTAAGAATGCCAGCTATTACATTACCTATAAGTAGTGCGTTTGTCATTTCTTGCTGTTTATCCTGTCTATTGCATTATTTACTTCCTCTAGAATAGTAGCCCCAAAGTTTGCACCTTGTTGCTGCATTGCACTCTAGAAGAAGTTCCTTTCTGTTATCTTACCTCTGTAACTTCCTGATTTAGTATATCTGTACTATGTTCCTTTCTCAAGCATTGGAAGCCTATAAGATCCACTTCCT